TGAAGGTATATTTGACCTAGATAAAATACAGGTACAGGCAGCGTTATTAGCTAAGCAAGATGAAATAAACAGGCTAGGCGTAAATGCTACAGACCAGCAAAAACTACAGCTAGCTAATGACCTAACACGCCTATCTATTAAGAAAACTATGGCAGAGCTTGAAGAAGCTATAGCCGCCAAAGATGTAGAGGCTGCTACACGCCTTGCTAAGAAACTTAATTTAGACTTAGCAATACTAGGCGCTTTGCAAAGTCAAGAGTTTAAGTTAGCAGATATAAACAAAATATTAGAAACTTTTAAGCCTAAAGCGCTTATAGATTTAGATAATCTTAATGAGGCTTTACTATTACTTGGTAAAATGGCAGGGTTAAAAATAAATATAAATCCTAATTTAGCGCTTAACCCTAATGTACCTATTACGCCTATAACGCCTATAACGCCTATAACGCCTAAAATACCGGCTACTAATGTAACTGGTCAAATAGCTACATTAACTAACTTACGCGCTGCTACCAGCACAGGTACGGGTATTAACTTTTTATTAAAAGAGCAGATAGACGCGCTTACAGATGCTATGAGTACAAACGCGCTCAATGCGCTAGGTGATGAGCAAGCAAGATTAAGACAGTTAAGAATTGCAGAGCGCCCCGGTATAGGCGCAGACTCTATGTTTGACCCTGCTTTTTTCCGTAGAGGTGAAGAAAGAGGTAACACCTATAATGTAAATATAAACGCAGGTGTTATAGGTAATGAGGACGGCGTATCTTTAGTAGTACAAAGAGCTATATTAGACCTAGAGCGCAAGGGTGACCCGCTGCGTTACACCGGTGGACTATGACCCTGCCAGTTATAAACGCTATAATTAACTTTAGTACTGGCCCTAGCTTTGCGCAAGCTATGATTTTAGGTGAGGGTATATTAGATACAAATATATTAAGCGATAGCGCGGCGGTAATTGTTGATGTATCGGACGTAGTGGACTCAATACAAACTAATAGAGGCCGTAACCCTCAAGCTGACCAATTCCAAACAGGTACACTAACTTTAAGAATAGTAGACCAAAACGGCGATTTTAACCCTCAAAACCCTAGCGGGCCTTATTTTGGGTTATTAGACCCTATGCGTAAAGTAGCTATATCGGCTACCTATAACAGCGTTACTTACCCTATATTTAGCGGCTTTATCACTAGCTATAACACTACTACGCCTAAAAATGCGTTAGACGTTGTTTATACCACAATTACGGCGGTAGATGCGTTTAGACTTGCCCAAAATGCACAGATAGCCACAGTAACAGGGGCTACCGCGGGTGACCTATCCGGCACACGCATTAACCAAATATTAGACCAAATAGGCTGGCCTACCTCTATGCGTGATGTAGATGCCGGCTTAACTACGCTACAGACAGACCCCGGCACACCGCGTACTAGCCTTGCAGCTATGCAGACGGTTACCCTAAGTGAGTATGGGGCGTTTTATGTAGATGCTAGCGGCAGCTTTGTATTTCAAGATAGGCAAGTTACTACAGCTAGCATAGGCGGCACACCTACCGTGTTTAACGATAACGGCACAAATATAGGTTATTTTGATGCCGTATGGCGTTTAGATGATACGTTGGTATTTAACGCGGCTAGCATTACGCGTACAGGCGGTACTACACAGGTAGCTACAGATGCAGCTAGTATTGCCAAGTATTTTACCCACAGCTATAACCAACAAAATCTACTAATGCAGACAGATGCCGCGGCCCTAGATTACGCCCAAGCTTATGTAGCTAGCCGTAAAGAAACCTCTATTAGATGTGATGCCATTACCCTAGATTTATACACAGATAACTATAATGCCGGCATAATCGCCGCTTTAGACCTAGATTTTTTTGACCCTATAACTATTACTACAAACCAACCGGGCGCATCTACTTTAACTAAGACTTTACAGGTGTTTGGCGTAGCTATGGCAATTACGCCTAACAGCTGGAAAACGACACTAACCACACTAGAGCCGATAATAGACGGCTTTATACTAGACTCAAGCCTATACGGGGTGCTAGACACCGGCGTATTGGCCTATTAGGGGGAACAATGGCAGCGGGCTTAGGATTTAAGACTTTTACCACAGGTGAGGTTTTAACAGCCGCCGACGTAAACGGCTATTTAATGCAAGGCGTATTAGTTTTTGCTACAGAGGCAGCGCGTAACAGCGCAATTACTTCACCGCAAGAAGGTCAGTTTGCATTTACTAAAGATACCAACAGCTTGTGGTATTACTCTGGTAGCGCTTGGGTAGCTAGCGGTGCAACAGGTGATATAGAGGGTGTTACAGCTGGTACAGGTATTAGCGGCGGTGGCACTAGCGGTACAGTAACTATTACTAACTCTATGGCTACTGCAATAGATGCTAAAGGTGACCTAGTAGTAGGCACGGGTGCAGATACTTTTAGCCGCCTAGCAGTAGGCACAAACGGACAAGTTTTAACAGCTGACTCATCAGAGGCAACAGGATTAAAGTTTGCAACGCCTGCTGGTGGTGGTGGTGCATTGACCTTTATTACCAGTTCAACTTTTACTAATGTTGCTTCAGCAACTATAGATAATTGCTTTACTTCAACCTATAACGCGTATTTAATTGTAATTGAACAATTAGGAGCGGCTACAGCAACAGATGATATTCAATTTCAATTGAGATACGCTGGGCCTACGACACAAACCGCAGGTTATTATGGCGCATCGGGTGGAGGAGTCTATAACCAATCAACCTTTACCAATATACAAAATAATAACGCTAATCAATTTACTATCGGAACTGAAACAGGAAGCACCTCAAATGAGGACTCAAGCGGCTTTATGATAATTTCTAGAGTGGGTGCTTCTGGAATTCCATCTTGGACAGGCCAATACACAGATTCAACACAAGCAATAGCGCGTTTTTTTGGTGGCACTGTAGATACCAGTAGGACTTACACAGGCATATTATTTAAGAGCGCATCAACAAACATTGATGGCATAATTAGAGTATATGGATTGGCGAAATCATAATGACTAAAATGATAAGTATAAAAAACGCAGCAACTGGTGAAGAAATTGTGCGGGAAATGAACGCTGATGAATTGGCAGAATATGCTATTGGCCAAAATAGTTATGCAAATCGCATACAAGCAGAACAAGAAGCCATTAATAAAAAGAAAGCGATTTTGCAAAAACTTGGTATTACCGAGGTTGAAGCAGAAACGCTACTTTCCTAGCATAATCTTGAGGGGAAAGTGCTAAAATAAACTATGACTTTAATAAGTTATAACGGCTGGCCTGCCAGCAAAGACCCGGCAGAGATAGGTATAAAGAGTTACCCCGTGCCGGGCACTAAAATTAAACTAAGATGTGCTGAGGCTGTAGCACCGTTATTAGTAGGTTTTGCCTCTGAGTTCCACGCGCTCATAGAGCCAATAGATGAAGGCGGCCTAGATGACTGGGGCTATGCTTTCCGTATGGTGCGCGGCAGCACAGACCGCCTAAGCTGCCATAGCAGCGGTACAGCTATAGACCTAAACGCGACTAAACACCCGCTAGCAGCTGTAGGTACGTTTCCAGCCGATAAAGTGCCAATGATTAGGGCCTTAGCTAAAAAGTATGGCCTAACGTGGGGCGGGGATTACCGAAACCGCAAAGATGAAATGCACTTTGAGGTAAGTGTAAATGCTAAAAAAGCCGCTAAGATAATCTCAAAGTTAGGGGTAACAAATGCCGACTAGCGCGCAAGTAGTGGTAGGTACTGCGGCTGTAGTAATAGTGCCTAAATCAGATTTTGACCAAACAGCTAATTTACATAATCTAGGCGGTGGCGCTATTTATTTAGGCGGCCCAAACGTAACTACAAGTAATGGCTATAAATTAGATAATGGCGATAAACTAACTGTACCCGTAGGCGACCACGAAGCGTTATACGCCGTTGCCGCTAGCGGTACTCATACCGTAGGGGTACTTACCCAAATAAACTAAGGGGCATTTAGGATAGACAAATGAATAAAAAACAAATAGAGGCAGCGTTATACAGCTATGGGCGCGCCGCGCTAGCAAGCGTTGCAGCTCTTTATATGTCTGGTATTACAGACCCTAAAGTATTGGCTAACGCCTTTATCGCCGGGTTAATTGGGCCATTAGTAAAGGCAGTACAGCCCAACGAAAAGCAATACGGCGTAGGCGCTAAGTAGTGCGAGCCCTGCTAGGGGCTCTGGTACTTACAATGCTCTTAGCAGGGTGTGGCTATAACGGCTGGGTAAGGTATCCGTGCCAAAACTATGAAAACTGGAAAAAGCCAGAGTGTAACCCGCCTCAATGCAGAGCAACGGGCGTATGTACAAAGGACTTAATTAACCCTAATGAGTAAACAACGTACAAAATTAGCTCCCGAGGACATACACGCCCGGCTAATCTTTTTTATAGGCGCGGTGTTAGCTGTAACCTTTTTAACTATAACTACAGGGGCGGTATATGCCCTAGTATTTGTAACACAGCCAATAGGCCAGCAAGCCCCTAACGATAGAGATTTTATACAGCTGTTACAGACCCTAGCTATATTTTTAACAGGCGCTTTGGGCGGGGTACTTGCTGGTAATGGGCTTAAATCTAAGGCTGATAAAGACACAAAGAAAGACACGCCGCTAGAAAGCTAGCAATATGTCTTAGGTATAGGTCATACTTTTACTACACGCTGAGAGGGCTACTTAGTGTAGTAGTTTTATCAGCCTTAACAAAGGGTGATTTATGTTAGCTGATTTAGCAGTAATTACATTAACTGTACTAATCGTAGGGCTATTTATGCTTGGCGCTTACCGTACTGGATACAGAGAAGGCCACGGTGACGGTTACCTTAGAGGGCGCAATATAGCGAAGGCGCTTAAAGAGGTGACTAAATGAGTTTTCTTGACGGTTATGAAGATGTAAACGCTCGCATTAAAAGAGCGCGGGCTGAGTTTCCGACGTTACGCTTAGTAGCCTACATAGAGGACATAGACCTAAAAAACGGCTATATCTTAATTAGAGCTGAGGCTTATAAAAACTATGAAGATGAAAAACCAAGCGCTGTAGATTATGCGCTAGAGTTTAGGTCAGACCGCGGCGTAAATGCTAATTTCTGGGTAGAGAATTGCGTAACCTCTGCCTATGGGCGCGTTATTGGGTTACTTAGCCCCGGCGGTGTCGGTAGGCCTACTAGGCAAGATATGGAGAAAGTAGAGGCTATCCAAGCGCCATTACAGACACGCGGGGCAGGCGGTGCAGTACCTAGCGCGGCTAAGTCGATAAGCGCTCTAAAGGCTAAACTAGGGGCTGAGGTAATGCCAGAGCCGCCAATATGTAAACACGGCCATAGAGTGCTAATTGAGGGCACGTCAAATAAAACTAATAAACCATACAAAGGCTATTTATGCCCCGATAAGGTAAAAGCTAACCAATGCGAGCCAGTTTGGCTTAGGCAGTATGGCGATAAGTGGCTAAGGCCAGATGACCACGCAGAGGTCTTACTTGAGGCCGGGCGTAACTTAGACCCAATAGCAAAGCGTGAGCCTGTACCAGATGAGCTATTAAGTGATACTGAAAGGGCTGCCCGTGATACCAATTAAGGGCGGTTACACAAGTACTAAACACGAACAATTAATAGCTAATTATTTAACTACTTGTTACCCGTGGGTACTTACACCTACCCCGGCGTTTTATGTAAGTGATTACCACATAAACGAACGGGATTTAGGCGGGCGGTCTAATTACATAGGTGATTTAGAGCTACGCTGGCTTAATCAACTTAGTAGCGACCCGGTGCTGTTTGATTATTCTAAAATACAAATGCTTAGCGTTATGCCTATTTTCAAAGATTTACCAACAGCTTACCACCGGGTTTGTTTTAGGTTTACAGACGGTTTACTAATGCTGCCTATACCTGCATTACTTGATTTAGAGCCATTTTTGTATAAAAAGCCCGGTGAAGAGGGCACAGAAAGAACTAAATTAAAAGTAATTATAGAAAGAAAAAACTATAACCCCGCTTGCTTTAAACCCGTTATTATAGGTTAGAAAGGTGTTAAAAACTATGCTTTATATTGAAGCTAACTGCCGCCAATGCAGAACCGTAACGCTACAGCTGGAACGCGTAGTCTCTGACCACCTGCCACCTAACGTTAAATGCCTACAATGCACAAGATGCGGGCTGTTAGATATAACGTTGGTAGATGTGAATAAAGCCCGGCAGGTACGTAATTAAGTTATCCACAAGGGCTCAAAATCTGTGGACAACACGCCCAAGTCGCGCTCAAGTTATTCACATATTAGCTTTATGCTTGACTATGCCGGTACGATTACTGCGCGCAGGCAGCGCCCCGAAGGGCGATAGCGCGGGCAAGCTGCGTAATCTAGGGGTAGCTCTATGCCTATTCTTAGGCTGCCTATCTTTACAGAAAGTTCCGGCTAAAGCTGATATAAACGCTATAGATGCTTATAAAATATATGCTCATATAAAGATAGGGTCATATAAAGAGTTTAAGTGCATTGAAAAGCTGTGGACTAAAGAAAGTAACTGGAGACCTAAAGCTAAAAACCCTTACTCTACAGCTTATGGAATACCACAGCTGTTAAAGATGAAAGAAACCAACCCTTACAAACAGATAGACTTAGGGCTGAAGTACATAGCTAAACATAGGTTATACAAAGGTAGCCCGTGTTTGGCTTGGGCTCATTATAAGAAAAAAGGTTGGTATTAAATGACTTTAATAGTATGTAAAAACTGTGGAGTAGCTACTGATTTATCTGAAATAATCCATAGTAAATATAGAGACTATGAAGCTTGGTGCATAGAGTGCGTAGAGTCTGAAGCTGAAGAAATGTTTAGACGTGGCTAAGCGTGGCGACCCTAGAGTAAACAGGGCTTATAGGTATAAGTTTAGAAACCAAGTCTTAGCTAGAGATAACTTTATATGCTATTACTGTGGAGCAGATGCAGACCAAGTAGACCACGTCATACCTGTTAGTAAAGCCCCAGAGCTGGTACTTAGTTTTGATAACGCGGTGGCCTGTTGCAAGCGCTGTAACGTACAAAAAGGCAATAAGTCGCAAGGCGTTTTTTTAGCCAAGACGGCTAC